TGGCAGAAACTTACCTAACACTAACAAATAAAGTAATAGCAAGGTTGAATGAGGTTGCATTAACTTCAGCAACCTTTTCTAGTGCTAGAGGTATACAAGTTCAATGTCAGAACGCAGTTAATGAATCTATACGATATATTAATCAAAAAGAATTTCAATATCCCTTTAATCATGCTACAGATACAGAAGTATTGACAGCAGGAGTTGTAAGATACTCCATTCCTGCTACTACTAAAACAGTAGATTATAATACATTCAGAATTATAAAAGATTCTGATCTTGGTGTTTCAGGAGGAAGATTAAAAATATTAAATTATAATGATTATGTGAATAGTTTTATTACACAAGAAGATGAAATAAATAGCACAACAACAAGCACTACTCACACTGATAGTGTGACTACAATTACAGTTGCAAGCACATCTGGATTTGATAGTGCAGGTACTTTGTTTATAGGTAATGAACAAATTACATATACAGCTATAGGTTCTAGCACTACTTTTACAGGATGTACTAGAGGTGCAAATAGCACAACGGCAGCTTCAATAGCTAGTGGTGTTACTGTAACACAATTTGATGGGGGTGGCATACCTGAATTTATTGTTAGAACACCTGATAATAATTATCTTTTATATCCTTTTCCTACTAAATCTGTAACAATTAAATTTGATTTTTATACTTTTCCAACTGATATGTCGGCTCATGGAGATACAACAACAGTGCCAGATAGATTTGCCGCAGTAATAGTTGATGGTGCTACAGCATTTGTGTATCAATACAGAGGTGAAACACAACAGTATCAACTTAATATGCAAAGATTTGAACAAGGTATCAAAAATATGCAGACTCTACTTATCAATAGATTTGATTATATTAGGTCTACTTACATACCTCAATCTAGTGGAGCTAGTAATAGTTCAACATTAAATTTACGAGTAAGTTAATATGGCAGATTTGTCACAAACAACCCCCTCTGCATTTAACTGTGAAGGTGGCTTAGTATTAAACAAATCTACCTTTATGATGCAACCGGGTGAAGCATTAGAGTTAAGAAACTTTGAACCTGCTGTTGATGGTGGTTATAGAAGAATAAATGGCTTTAGTAAATACGTAACTGCTGTTGTACCTTTTACTTCAAGTTCATCAGAGAAAGTATTGATGGTTGCAACTTTTGGTGATGTTGTTCTAGCAGCTAGGGGTGAAAAGATATTTAGTGCAACTCCGGGTGGCTCTTCATGGACAGAACGAGATACAGGCAGAACTAGTGCAGGTAAGTATAACTTTGAACGGTTTAACTTTGATGGCACAGATAAGATAATAGTAGTGGATGGTACAAATGCACCTACCGTATTTAACTCTAGTTTAGCCGCAACAGATGTAAGTGAAAGTTCTGTATCAGGTTCTAAGTTTGTGGTATCTTTTAAGAACCATATGTTTTATGCAGGTAAGTCTACAACAAAACAAGAAGTAATATTTAGTCAACCTTTTGATGAAGATGCATTTAATAGTGGGTCAGGAGCAGGTAGCTTTAAGGTTGATGATGAGATAACAGGACTTAAAGTTTTCCGTGATGATTTATTTATATTCTGTGAAACAAGAATATTTAAACTGTCAGGCAGTTCAAGTTCTAACTTTGCAGTAGCAGACGTAACAAGAGATATAGGATGTATCAATGGCGATACAATCCAAGAATTTGCAGGTGACTTAATATTCTTAGGTCCTGATGGTTTAAGAACCATTGCAGGTACAGCAAGAATTGGTGACGTTGAATTGGGCACTATAAGCTCTAACGTGCAATCTATATTTAATGATAATATAGCTAGTGCATCAGAGTTTGACTCCGTTGTAATAACAGATAAAACACAGTACAGAATATTTTTTACTAAGTCAAGTGTTGGTGAAAATTTAACTAAAGGTGTTATATGCGTATTAAAAGGAACTAAGTTTGAGTTTTCAGAGATACAAGGCATAAGACCTGCTTGTACAGACAGCTTTGTATCAGAAGGTAATGTAATAGTTTTACATGGTGCATACTCAACAGGGTTTATATTTAGACAAGAATCAGGTAATACTTTTGATGGCACAACTATATTTGGTAGGTACAGAAGTCCTGATTTAACATTCAATGACCCGGGAATAAGAAAGCATATGCAAAGGGTCATAATTAATTATCAACCTGAAGCAGCTATAGATGCAGATTTATTTGTTAGATACGACTATGAAGCTAAAGAATCAGCTAGACCTGCGGCATATGCATTAGATTCTTCAGATGTTGTTGCTTTATATGGAACAGCAGTTTATGGAGTACCTATATATGGTGGAGCATCACAGCCACTTGTAAGACAATCAGTTGAAGGTTCAGGATTTGCTGTGGCATTAAAAGTAGAAGATGGGGGTGAAACTGCTCCATATTCACTTAAAGGTTTTCAATTAGAATATCAGTTAGGAGCTAGACGTTAAATGGGTGATACATATACTAGACAGTCCTCGTATACAGATGGAGACGTAATAACTGCAGCTCATACCAATAATGAGTTCAATCAGTTATTAGCAGCTTTTGCATCAAGCACAGGACACTCACACGATGGTACTACAGGAGAAGGTGGTCCTATAGCCAAGCTATTAAGTAACGCACTTACGTTTGGAGCAGGTACAGCAGGTACAGATATAACAATTACATTTGATGGTGAAACATCAGATGGTGTACTAAAATGGATGGAAGACGAGGATTATTTTGAGTTTAGTGATGACATACTTATTGCTTCTACAGAGAAGCTACAATTCAGAGATACAGCAATATACATCAATTCAAGTACCGATGGACAACTTGACATTGTTGCAGACACAGAAGTACAAATAGCTGCCACAACTGTAGACATAAATGGTGCAGTAGATATATCAGGCAACTTAGCTGTTGGTGGTAATCTTGTTGTAACAGGCACAACTACATTCAATGGTGGCACACTTACACTAGGAGATAGTGCTAGTGACAATGTTGTGTTTGGTGCAGACGTAGATTCTAGCATTATACCTGACGATGACGATACATTTGATTTAGGTTCTTCTAGTCAACAGTGGAGAGACTTGTACGTTGATGGTATAGCTTATGTAGATAGCATAAATTATAATGGTACTGCTATTGCATCAACTGCCGCAGAACTAAATATAGTAGATGGAGGTACTGCGGCTAGTTCTGTAACTATAGTAGATGCAGACAGACTAATACTTAACGATGATGGCACTATGAAGCAGATAGCTGTAACAAGTTTAGCTGCTTACTTAGACGATGAAATAACTGCAATGCCTAATCTTACATCTGTAGGAACACTAGGCACACTTACTGTAGATAACATAATTATAAATGGTACAACCATTGGACATACATCTGATACAGATGCTATAACTATAGCTTCTAGTGGTAACGTCACTATGTCACAGAACTTAACTGTAACAGGTGATTTAACTATATCAGGTGATGACTTGACTATGGGTACTAATACATCAGGTCATTTACTTATAGCTGATGGTACAAACTTTAATCCTACAGCAGTAGGTGACTTATCAGAAATATCCACAGTAGCAAATGATGATGTATTTATTGCGATAGATACTTCAGGTGGTGGTTTAAAGAAAGTAACAAGAAGCACAATAGTATCAGGATTGGCTGTTGGTGGTGTTGCCTTATCTAACGTAGTAGAAGATACTACTCCACAACTAGGTGGCAACCTAGACATGAATGGTAAAGATATTGTAACGACTTCAAATGCTAACATAGAATTAGCAGCAAACGGAACAGGAAAGGTAGTTGTAAAAGGTAATACCAATCAAGGAGCTATACAATTAAACTGTGAAGCAAACTCACACGGACAGATTATAATAGCTGCTCCACACTCAGAGAGTGCATCAAATACTCTAACACTACCTAGCACAGGTGGTGATGCTAGATTAGTATCAACAAGCTCAACTGCTACACTAACAAATAAAACATTAACAACTCCTATTATCGCAGAGATAGATGCAACAAGTAACTTTACTTTAGATGCAGGGGGTAATATAACTCTTGATGCTGATGGTGGCACAATCACATTCTCTGATGGTGGTAGTTCATTAGGTACAATTACATCAAGTGGCTATTCAGGTACAGCGGCTGTAGCTACAACAGCAGTTGTTACAGACAGCACAGCTAATACAAACTTCCCTGTAGTCTTTCATAATGAATCAAATGGTTTATTAGATGATACAGGAGCATTAAGATACAACCCAAGCACAGGAACACTTCTTGTACCTAACCTATCTGTAGCAGGTACAACTACTACAGTAGATACAGTTACAATGAACGCAGCTAATGCAGTTGTGTTTGAGGGTGCTACTGCTGATGCTAACGAGACTACACTTACTATTGTAGACCCTACAGCAGACAGAACAATTAACTTACCTAACGTATCAGGCACAATACCTGTTTTAGCTGCCGTAAGTACTACACAAATATCATCCACACCTGAAGAACTAAACATACTTGATGGTGCTACAGTTACAACAGCAGAGTTAAACATTCTTGATGGTGTAACGTCTACAGCTGCTGAATTAAACATATTAGATGGTGTGACATCTACTACAGCAGAACTTAATATACTTGATGGTGTTACATCTACAGCGGCAGAATTGAACATCTTAGATGGTGCAACTGCAACAGCTACAGAACTTAACATCATGGATGGTGATACATCTGCTTCTTCTACAACTCTTGTAGATGCAGATAGAGTAGTAACAAATGATAATGGTACAATGAAGCAAGTAGCATTGACAGATGTTAAGACATATTTAAGTAGTGCAGGGTTTAGCACAGAAGACCCTACAGCATTAGCGATTGCCCTTGGTTAGTGCAGATTTTTCTTGACAAATCAGGTAAAACCGAGTATAATTATATAAAAGGAAAAAGAAATGGCAAACACATTTAAAACAGTTACATTTGCTGCTGAACCTGCATCTTCAGGTACTCCGTATGTAATGTACACAGTGGCAGGAAGCACCACAACTGTTGTTCTAGGTTTAGTTCTCGCAAACATACACACTGCTCAAGTCACAGCAACTGTAAGGTTGGTTAGTGATACAGGCAGTAGAGGTGGTTCAAACAACGTAACTAACGGAACAAGTATCATTGTAAAGGATGCTCCTATACCTGTAGGTGGTGCGTTAGAACTACTAGCAGGTAACAAGGTTGTACTAGAAGCGACAGACCAAATAACAATAGACTGCTCCGTAGCAGATAAAGTATCAGGTACATTAAGCATTATGGAGATAACATAAGATGCCATACATAGGAAATACATCACCTAGTAGGTTTGTATCCAATAGAGCAGCATCTGTGTATTCAGGTGATGGCTCTACTACTGCATTTACACTAGAACAAGCTGTTGTACAAGATGAAGACATCCTCGTATCAGTAGATGGTGTGGTTCAAGAGCCTTCAGTAGCTTATGCAGTTAGTAATGGAACAACACTTACATTTACTGCCGCACCTTCTAGTAACTCAGGTAATAATATATTTGTGTATTACCTAGCTAGTCAAGTAGGAACTGTAGGACATCCAAGTAATCAAGCATTGAGTGCAACAAATGGTACGTTTACAGGTAAGGTGGGTATTGGTGTTACTACTGCAAATGCAAAATTATCTTTACCTGCACAAGCATCAGGAGATAGTGGTGTTGCTCGTTTTGCTATAGAAAGTGCTGTTGATTCAAATGATTTTACTATTGCTCAATATGAAGATAGCAATGGAACGTATACACAAATTGGTCAAAATGTTTCTCTTGATGGTAGTGGAAACACTACTGTTTTAGATAGTGGTCATAAAACAGCTTCTATAATGTTTGATGGTAGAAGTAATGGTGCATTAGTATTTCAAACTGGTGGAACTAACACAAGTACAGAAAATATGAAAATTGATTCCACAGGTGCTGTAACCAAACCAAATCAACCTGCTTTTTTAGCTGTACCTGCGTCTTCACAGACTAACATACCTATTAATGGTGCTACAACTATTGCATTTGGAACTGAAATATTTGACCAAAA